CACGCCCGCGTCATCGAGCAGCTTTTGGAAATCAGCCTTTGCGCCCGTGAGATTTTTTCCGGCGCTTGGCCGCTTCGGCTTGGAGGCGGTCGGTAGCGGCGACGAGCACTTCGGACAAGTCGGTGGCTGAAAGTCGCTTGATAAGGGCAAGGGCGACTTCTCGCCTATCGTTTGCAGGCCAGCCAGAAAGGCCACGAATGAGTTCTTCCACCATGATGTAGTTATTGCTTTCACTTTTCGTTGTTAAAATTCGACCCGCCCCCGCACCCCGATGAAGCTCAGACCCCGGCGTCCGATGCGGACGACAGGCTGAATCGAAGTTAGCAAGCGTGTGAGCAGGGGGCGCGTGTCAGATGCCTTGGGCTTGGTGAAGATTGCGCGCAGTGCTTCGCCGTTGATCGTTACGACAGAACGCGACTTCATTCCGGCAGGACGATCTTGTCGGCGGCAAGTGCTGCATCCGCTTCGTCCTTGCCCCAAGGTCGCCAGAACGTCACGAACCAGACTTGCTTGTCGAAGTCAGCCCCGCCCGTGAACTGCCAGCCGCTTTTGCCAAGCGGCAGGCCAGTGCCGCTCATCTGCGGCATTGACGCGCAGCCCGCGCAATAAAGCGCCACAACAGCGGCGATAAGGCGCATGGCCTAATTGTCCTTGCGGAATACTTCCCAGACTCCAACGGCGGCGATGACCACGGCGGCGATGGCGGACCATTGGTCCGGGTCCAGTTTCCACCCTGCGGCAGCGGCGAGGGCGGCGAGGCCAGCCCAGGTGCTTTTTTCCTTCAGTTTACCCAGCGCGGTTTGAACGAGGTTCATGCCCATTGCGGGGTGTCAAAGCCTGCCTTGTTCGCTATTTGCGAAAGAAAAACGCGCTACGATTTCTTTCAGGACTGCAACCCAGCCACAGCCTCCCCACTCGCCTCCGCAAAGGTCGCCTGCGGCTGGCCGAAAGCCTCCGCTGGTGCGGGTGCCGGGGATGCGGCCCATGAAAGCATGACGCCTTCAAGCCACTGCTTTGCGGCGGTCATCTTCGGGCCGAGGGGCTTGCCTGCTTGGAGCAGGGCCATCTCAAGGCGTTGCAGGGCGGCGATCTGGTAGGCTGAGAAATACTTGGCGACTACTTGCTCTGCGGTGAAGGTCGCCACAAACGGCACAAACGGCGGCGGGATCACATAGCTCTTATCCACAGGCAGCGCCGCTTCGATCATGCCCTTGACCGTGGCCTCGTCCAAGGCTTCCAGTTCGGGGCCGTCCGTCTCCCAAAGCGTCAGCTTCGTCGGCCAGCCATGCTCGCGCACTTCGATCTTGCCGCTTTCGTCGCGGGTTAGCTGGTAGGACAGGCCGTGCCATGTCTTGCCGTCGATCTGGCGCGGCTGGTCGAGGAGGACGTTGTAGATGTCGGAGGTGTTCATATTACGCTACGCGATAGAAAGCGGTGGCCCGCCATTGCACGGTTTCGGAGGCCGCTCCCGTCACCTCCAGTTGCAGGGCTTCGTTGGTATCGTCGGCGGTCAGCTCGAAAGTCCACGTTGGCGAGCCTGCGGTTTGGTCGGGCGCTACTTCTTGCACCGTGCCGATGAGCGAGGTGTTGTTACTGCCATCACGGCGGATGCCGAGGAAGCGGCGGGCAACAAGCCACTTGTCCTGCGTTCCAGAGCGGCGGGCGACGAGCAGAATGTCTACGGCAAGCGCGGTGGAGGCGGCGATGGTGAAGCGGTTGGTCGCAATCGCATCCAAGTTCAGGATGGTGGCCGTGGCGTTTGTCGTTTGCCCGCCCCAGTAGACTGTCCCAAAGGTGCGCGTGATGAACTGGCTGCGTAGGTTTGCTGTGACGTTTGGGCCTACGGCTGTCGCAAGGTCGGCGCTGGCCGTGGAAGTTCTTCCAACAACGACTGCCTGCGCTGCCGACGCAGCAGCAGCAATGCCTATTGCAACTGTTGTGGCTTGCGAGGCGTTCGCTTGATCGCCGATTGCTGTTGCGTCCTCCGAAGCATTGCTGGCCCCACCGATAGCGACACCAGAGCGATAGCGAGCAGTTGCGCCTTGTCCAATAGCAATTTGTCGAGCGACCGGGCTTCCGTCAAATGCTCTTGCATTTGTTCCGATAACAATACTGTCCGTGTCTGCGGCCACTTGGTTGGCATTGCTTCGGCTCGTCTGTATGCAAATAGCATTCGTCCCCAGCGCCGTAGTAGAGGGCGCAAGCCCGATAAACATAGACCCCGCTCCGCTCGGACGCGCCAAGGGGTTGGCATAGACGAGCTTGCCCGCGACATCATCCCACACTACGGCAGGGTTGGCGCTGTTGATTAAGCCGCCATCGTCGGCAACAAGGTCGGAGCCAGACACGCTAAACACATCGGCGGTGGTGGAATCGACGCCCGACACGCCCGCCGCGACGGTCTGCCAGCTACCATCGCCGCGCAAAAAGTTACTTGCCGAAGGTGTGCCGCTGCCCATCCGCGCAGGGGCAAGCGTCCCGCTGGAAATGTTGCTGGCGTTGGTCGTGTCCGTGGTGGCCGAGGCGGCGAGGCCGAGAGTCGTGCGCTGTGCCGCTGCGTCTGCCGCCGTAAGCAAGGCGCGGCCCGCCGTGGTGCTGTCGGAGATCGCGGAAGCGGGATGCGTGTGCGAAGCCGCCGCGAAGTCGGTAGTCGCTGCTGCCGCCGCCGTGCCGAGGGTAGGCTTGTTGAGGATCTGCGCGTCACCGCTGGTCGCGTTCCAGTCGGCGTTGACGTTTACTTCCGCGCCACTTGCAATGCCGTCGAGCTTGCTCTTGTCCGTTGTGGAAAGAAATCCAGCGACAGACTGCGTGGCGTCCGAGTGTGTGTGCGAGCTTGCCGCTGCGCCGACATCGGACGGCGTTCCGTAAGCGAGCTTGTTGCTCGTATTGTTCCAGTAAACAATCCGATCAGCGCCCGCATCGTCTGCCGAGATTGCACCCGATGAGACGGAAAGAATGTCTGCGGCACTTGTTTCGATTGAGACGGTATCGCCGCCTCCTCCACCGCTTTGCGCCTCCCAAACTATCGTGCCATCGCCCTGTGCCACAGGAACGTAGTCGGCGCTGATGCCTGTGGCGGAAAGGTCAGTAACTTCGGTCGGGATGTCTGTCGTGACTGCGAGAGTTCCCGACTGGTCGGGGATCGTGAGGGTTACGTCATCTGTAAGCTGCTCTTGAACATCTATTGTCGCAGTATATGGCCCTTGCTCGTCAAAGCCTAAATCGTCAACAAGTTTGGCGCTTGCCATGAGGATGTTGGCAAGCCCGCCGCCGCCTTGCTCAATGCGGACATTGGGGTTGCTGCCTTGCAAAAACATTTCGCCGTCGCGAAGACCAAGCAGCGCTTCATTGTTGCTTTCGTCCGTAACGGAAATGTAGGGAGTGCCATTGCCGCCAGTATGTTGAAATGTTAGCTCTTGTGATTCAAATTCAATGATGTCGCTTGATGCGCCGTTTAGCGAAACTAATGAAACACCATTGCCATCATTAACAGCGAGTTGAGAAAAAGACGGAATTGGGTCTGATCCGCCCGCAACCCCGCCCGAAAGCGTGATGGACTCTCCGTCATCGGGAATTTGCGACCCATCGCCCCAAATCAAAGTAGCTTGATTGGAGGGATTGGCCGAGTTCCACGCAGAGAGACGTGCGTTTATAGTGTCTCCGCTTCCGCCAGCAAGCGTGATGGACTCTCCGTCATCGGGAATTTGCGCTCCGTTTCCGCTTACAAGTTCGGTCTGACCATTATCATTGATGGCATCTTGAATGGAATTTGATCCGTCAAAGGATAAGCTGGTGCCATTATAGCCAGACCCGCCATAGAGCGCACGGATGGTGACATTGTTGGTCATGCCCGCCACTTGCCCCGTAAAATTGGCACGGACGCCGTTGAAGGAAAGCGTGATGCTGTTGCCTGCGGTTCCAGCGGCGTTTGCGCGAACAAGAACGGGCGTGGACACCCCTGCGACTAGGACTCTGGAACTGGCCTTGACGCCCGCCGCATGGCTGGCCGCATGAGCCAGTGTTGAGCTCGGTGTCCTCGCATCACTCAACCGCGCATCGTTCCCCTCGCAAAAGCTCCCTGCCACGTTAGAAAAAGAACCCGCCTCGACTACGCCGTTGGTGCCTGTGCGGAGCGGCAGGTTGGCGGTGGTGCCGATGGCTCCCGCGTTGGTTAGGTTGCCGTGGGTGTGGTTGCCCGCCGCCACATCATTGGCCCCCGTGCCGACATTTTTGCCAGCGACATCTCCGCTCAGGGTCGGGTTGATGCGCTGCCCGACAACCGCTTCCCATTGGTCACCTGTCAGACGATCCCACGACGAAGGTGCGGGCGATGTTTGGCCTACTTCAACGCTCCACGAAGTGACTTGCCACGGCGTTGTCGTGTTTTGCGCCGAGGAATAAATGTCGTCGGAGTTGTAGGACACCATCCAAGCTGCTCCGTCCCAATAAATGAAACTGTCCTTGTCTTTGTAGTAGATGCCCTTGCCGCCAAAAACCCCGCCGTAGACGTAGACGCCGTTTGTGTTGGCGTTGCCCGCATCCAAGATTTCCAGACCTTGAAAGAATACGTCTGCCGCTTCGTGAGTGTGGTTAAGGGCTGCAACCGTGACTGCTCCCGTTTGCCCATTGACCGAAGTGACTGCGCCCGACTCATTGGCCCACGCAGGTATGCCGTTGGCAACCTTGAGAACTTGGCCGTTCGTCCCGATTGGCAGGCGGGCATTGGTGGTGCTGTTGGCGCGGTAAAGCGTGTCGCCCGTGGTCGTAAGCGGCAGGCCCGCAACGTCACCGGGATCGCCTTTTGGGCCGACTGGCCCCTGTGGCCCTTGCTCGATGACCTTGATGACTTCAGTCGCCGCGCCTGTGCGTATGGTGATCGTCTCGGCCATGTGATTAGCGGGTGATTTCGCGGCTTACAACAGCACGGCCTTCCATGAGGCGGCGGACTGCACCGGATGGGTTAACCACCTCCAAGTCGTAAAGGTAGGTTGCCGCCGTGATCGCGGCAGAGGAGATGGCCGAATAGGAAAGACCAATCACACCATTGCTCAACGCGGTCATGGTGCTGGTCGCGGTCGATAGCGAAACGGTGGGCGATGCGGCCTCTGCGGTTGTCCTCAACATCATGCGCGCCGTCCAGCCCGCCATGTTTACTGGCTCGCCGTCTGCCTCCCAGAGTAGGGTTGTGTCCCACGTTTGCCCCTGCGGCAGGCAGAGATCAACTTGCGCGGGACATTTTCCGTAGAGGTCGCTCATTTGTTTCGATCCTTCCAGACTTTGCGTGCGGACATGGCCGCGACAAATAGGCCGAGCGCCAAAGCGGACAGGCGCATCCCCGTTTCAAGGTGCGGCAAAAGCGAGACGATGACCGAGCCGAGCGAGGTGGTCACGCCGACGAAGGGGCGAGAAAGGAAGTCGATGGGGTCGTGGAAGCTCATTGATACAGCGGCAGGCGATAGTTGTTCGTTCCGACCCAGACGCGCAGCCACAGCGCCACGTTGGTCGTATTGGCCGGGGCGTTTGTCGTGATGCCGCCTGTCGAAAAACCAAGCTCTTGATGCAGCGTAAACGCACCGGAGTTCGTATCGCGCAGAGTTGCCACGCGGTTGGTAGTGGAGGTTGTCCAAATGTCCGCCTCAATGGCGGCATTTGTGTTGGTCGCAAAGTTTGTGCGAGAGCGATCCGACGGGCCGATCATCATGAGGGCGTTGTAACCATAAACGCTGAAAACGGCAAAGCCCTCGCCGCCATTGTTGGTGCGGACCGTGCGGAAACCAAACTGCGCGCTTCGGTTGGTGGCCTCTGCCGTGCCTACGCGAAACAGCGTTTCGTTGGAGATCGTCGTGTTGTTGCTGGCGATGAGGTTAACCATGCCAAGAAAAGGTTCGTTGTTGGTTCGGTAGATGAAAAGAATCCCATTGTTCGTGGCGGTCTGGTTGGTGATGACGATGTTGCCGTCTGAGGTCAGGCCGCGAAAGGCGGGTGTGTTGGTCGCACCGAGGCCGAGAGCGTTGCGCGAGTTTTGCGCCATTTTTGCAGCGCCTGCTCCCGTAAAAACAACTATAGAAGCCGTTGTGTTTGTGTTGGTGGACTCGATCTCAATGCCAAAATTGCTTAGATTGGCAACTGGATCTTGGTTTTGACCGACGAGAACTTCCAAAAATGCCACGCTGTTGGTCGCGCCGAGGCCGAGGTTGGCGCGGGTGGCTCCACTACCCTCGTCTTCAAACGAAATGCCCCTTGAATCGGTGGTAAAAGTTCCAGTAAATTCATCGCCCGCCACTCGATTTGTAAAAATAACTCCGTTGGAGGGCGTAATTACAGTGCGATTTGTCGCATTGTATGAAAGCGCCTTCATGGTCTGCCCGTGGCTTGTGGCGCACAGGGCCGCAAAAAGGATGGCGAGGAAGGTTCTCATAATTATTGTTTTGCCGTTGTCAGAATGCCGTTGGCGTCCACGGTGACCACCCACACGCCCCCCCCGCCGTCCGTCAGGGCAAACGAGGCGGCGGTGCCGACAGGCAAAGGCGAAGTGCTGGCCGAGACAATCATGTCATCGGCCACCGAGGCGCTGGTAGAGTAAGTCTGGCGCTTGCCGCTCCCGGCGACCTCGACTTCCATTCTGAGGTTGCCGTTTGTTCCGGCGGCGATGAGGGCGGCGATTTCGTTGGTGTTGAGGCTGAGGGAACCCGACAGCGCGGGCGATGCGGCCAGCGTGCTGCTGACGAACATTACCGGAAAGTCAACATCAGCCAGAGCGTTGGCAAATGTGCAATAAAATCCAGACTCATACGATCCGGTGACGATGATTTGCGGCACTCCGTTGACCGCAATTCCCGCATCGACAAATGCTTGCTGCACCTCAGCAGCTGTGGCGGTGTATGGAATTTCCGCTGTGCTAACGGCCAGCCGCGTAACATTTCCGTCGTAATCTTCCACGGTCAAGGGGGCGCCGCCCAAAGTGCGCGAGATGCGGAAAGAATTGACGCTGCGGTCAACCACAAACCACGAAGTGTTGTCCCAATTTCCGCCGTCGTAAGTGATATTGTCGATCACCACGATTTGCCCATTAAGGAAACCGTGATTTTCGATATTAATGAAATTGCTGTTGTCTATTCCGGAGATGGATTTACTGCTGGCGGGTAACGTAACGCTAAAACCACCGCTGGCAGGCTGCCGCCCGCTAAAGGAAATGGTTTGCTGCGCGTTGCTCCCACCGCCGCCCTCCACTACCTCGGTTGCCGTTGCCGCAATCGCCGTGGAAAGGCTCGTCCAAGTGGTTTGCAGCGCGGCGGGAGCCGTCAGCCCCACGGCCAATTTAACTGTATTTGCCGAATAATCGACCGCCGTGTAGGGCTGCTGAACGTCTCCTGTCGGCTCTAAAAAATAAAGCTCGATGCCTTCGACGTCCTCTTGAAAAAAAGCCGTGCTAGACGCGGGCAAGGCGCGGTCAATGCCGCCAACAAAAGCGCGGCTTTGGGTGTCCAAATAAAAGCGGCGGGCCTGCATCCTGTCCTTCCCCCTGTGTCAAAGGGCGCGATTAGGCTTGGTCCGCGCGGTCGCAGCATCCGCTAATGCGCGCGCGGTTCGGCGGATGGGCGCGGAGGGTGCCTGCGTCAAAGGCGGCTTTGGCCTCTGGCGTGTTCAGCTTTTGGCGCAGGCACTCAAGGCAGTTGCCGATGTATGGCGATCCGCCAAACCAGCCGAGCGCGCAATGGATTGGCCCCCGGTCGCGGGCGCGGGTCGCGTGTGGGCAGTCGATTTTCATTCAGCAGCAACCACGCACTGACCGCTTGTTCCGTAGCTGCCTGCGGGCGAATTGTAAGGGCCGTCTCCCGCCGTGCGAAATCCCGCATCGCTTAATTGCCACAAAATGCGCCCCATACCCAATTCCTGCGCCTGCGCTTGGGTGGCGTCGCTGCGGTAAAAAAGGGTGCCGTTTACCTCCCCCCCGCTGCGAGAACGCCACACGCACAAGCCCTCGCGATAATAGGTTTTGGTTGTGGAACCGCTGCCGGTGGTGCAGGTGGCTGTGTAAGAGTCCGAGAAGTTGTCGGTTGGGAATGAATCGTTGGGCAGTTGTTGTAACGGCCAGTCGGGGCCGTCCAATGGCCCGTAATTATACAAAAGGCACTCTTGTTCAGCCCAGTCTTGAGCATCGGCCCACGTTCCTGTCTCAGTTTGAATTTGCAAAATCCAGACAATAGGGTTTGCGAGTAAGCGATACGGCTTGCCGTTAATAGACTCCCCGCCCCCGCTTGCCACACCTTCATAAATGCCTTCACCGCTTTCGGTCAGCGTCAGAAGCACTGTGTATGAAAACGCCGTCGAAACAAAAATCAGCGTTTGCGGCAAGTCTTGCCGCGCATACAAAATATTGAGTCCTTCAGCCGGATACGGGCAACAAAAGTCTGGTATGGTAACACAGCACGAACAACTCACCCGCGTGTTGCCGTTTGTGGTCTTTAAGATAACCCGCCCGTTGTTGAGCTTGATCGTTGCCACGGACTAATCCTCGCACTCTTCGGTTTCCAGCCAAACAAGATCACCGTTGCGCGCCGCGAGAACAAAAGTTCCGCCAGCGGGAGGCGGCCAAAAAGCAAGCTGGATAAGATAGCCGTCTTCGTCGCGCTTAATTGTGTATGGCTTTTTATCGCCATCGTATTCTTTTGGATAACAGCGTGAAAAATTGCGGTCTAACTTCCCAGCCGAAATGCGGTAAGGAGGATTCGGCGGCGATCCGCTTAAATCGTCTTTGAATTTTTCCAAGCTCATGCTGAATAAATAGCTGTGGCCGTTTTAGAAAAACGATAAACAGGGCCGACAGGAACAGCTTTGGACTCTATTTGGATTTTAAGGCCATAGTTCGCAAATACGCCCGCCGAAGAAAACTGACCGGGACCAACTGGACGATTGACGTCTTGATTAAGATTGGTGACATTTACAATTTTTGGCTTTAGTTCGGGTCCCTTGTCGGCGGCGGACAGGCTTGACCATTCTGCCGAAAGTGCCTCGGCTTGATAGTCAAAGGTGACTACTCCTGGCACGTCAAAAACAACAGAAGTCACTTGGCTTCTGAATCTAAATGTGGCCGAACCCGAAAACGAGCGCGCTACAACGGCCCGCGCTATGCGCTGCTTTTGGTCAAGACTGCTGCCAACATACACCGCGCGCAGATAGCCGATGCCTTTGTCGGTCGTCGTGTCTAAAGAGTTGAGATACACATTGTTTGTTTCCAGCGGCAGCGCAGCCGCATCGGCGGGCAATGCCACAGGCGGCGGTAGCTCCATGCGAAAGCGAAACAAATTGCGCTGCAAGGCCGTGGCAAGGCAGGCGAAATTCATGCTGACCTCGACAAAACCGTCCTCGGCTACGCGGGTCGTGTGGGCCTGCAAAACCAAGCCACCGTTATTGAAGTCGGGATTGCTGCGGATGATGAAGCTCATGGCATTAAGTTCCCATTACTACTTGCGGCAGTCTGTTCTCCATAGATGACTTGAAGTCGGACAGAGTGCTTTGAATGGTCTGCAAAATGCTTGCATCCGAGTCGCCTCCTCCGCCTCCGGGCGGGCGGCTTTTTTCGCGCATGGCTTCTTCTTCGCGTTTGCGTTCTTCTGGGGTTTTGGATTGCTCGCGCGCCAAGCGATCAAAGTTTGCCTGCTCGTCGCGGGTCGGGTCGTATTTGAGGCCCGCGTCTTTAAGGCCTTTTTCAATTAAGCTCTTGCTATTTAGACCGCCAAACATATCACGAAACTCACCAAAAGCCTCGCCCGCGTTGCCTGCTCCAAACTCGGAGCCATAAAAATCCCGCACACGTTGGTTTTCTGCGGCAAGACCCGCCAGCCTGTCGGCTTGATCGAAGGCGCGGACGGCGCTTCGATTCATTCCCGCTTCAGCTAATTCATTGCCGCGCTGCCTCGCGCGGTTGCCGCGACTTTCGCCGCGCAGCATGGCCGCGCGCATACCTTCGGTCGGTGGCGCGGTTGTGCCTCCGCCGCGCGGACCGTAAAGTGCGCGGGCGTTGGCTTCTTCGTTGGCGATGCGTTGGCTGGAGTTTTCTGGCGGCGGCTTAGTGGATTTTGTCCAATCCGGTCGGGCATCCGGTCCCATTTCGCCCTTGAGGTCAAAGCCGCGAATGTCTTCCAAGGCGGAGCGGATAGCTGCGCTTCCCTCGCCAAAATTCTTTGCCGTCTCGGCGGAGTTGTCGCGGATAGCCGCGCTTGCTTCTTGTGCGTCTAAAAAATTACGCGCGGCATCGGCGGCAGATTGCTCTACGCCGAGCCAGTCTTTTTCAATAACTTCGGTAGTTGAAGCCGCGCGTTCAATAGCCGATTGAATTTTTTCTCCGCTTTTAGTCCAATCGTCGTAATTTTTTTGACTGGTTGCTTCTAATCCGGTGCGGATGCTTTCAACCGATTTAAGCGCCTCGCGGAAAGGGTCGCCAATAATTCCGGGGAGGTTAGATAGCGGCTTTAACAATCCTTGTTCGACGCCCGTAAGCAGCAACTTGTTAAAGGCATTGACCGCCTCCATAAATACGCTTTTGATTCGTTGTCCTACTCCAGACCAATATTCGGGGTCGCCATAGACTTTTTGAAAGAATTCGATAGCCGCAGAAAAGGCATTGATTAGGTTGTTGCCAGCCTGCTTTGCTCCGGTCAGAAGCGTATAGCCAATCGCCTTGGCCGTTTCGTGCGGGGCATCAAAGGCCACGCGCAAGGATTCTCCAAGGTTTGCGCCGATCCCCGCTGTGTCGATCTTGGCAAGGGCCGAAGCAAAGTTGTCTGCGCCCGCTGCCCCGGCAATCAAGCCCGCGACGAATTGATTGAACTTGTCGCCCAGCGCGCCGATGTCGTCTTCCATGTCCGCCATTGCGCCCGCGCTTTGATCCATCAGCCCCGGCAAAGAACCGAGATAGCCTTGCGCCTTGTCGAGTTCACCGGAAAAGTTGGCGAACAGCGGGATAAGCGTGCTGCCACTGCGTCCGAAAATGTCCATCGCCGCCGCCGTGCGCTGCGCCGGGGTCGGCAGTGCCATAATGCTTTTGGCAAGCAGTTGCATTTGCTCGGTCGGGGTGCGGCCTTTGAGTTGATCGTAAGACAAGCCGAGCTTGTTCATCGTCTCGACTTGCGCTGCGCCCCCGTTGCTGGCCTCGACCATAAAGCGGTTGAGGCGCGCAATCGCAGGGCCAACCGCGTCTGTCGAAGAACCCGCCAACTCAAAGGCTTTTTCGAGCAATAACAATTCGCCCGCCGTGGCTCCGGTCGTCTTGGACAGGTCATCGAGGCGTCCGCCCATGCTTAACGCCTTGTTAAAAGCGGCGACCGACTGCTGAATACCGACAAATGCCGTGACGAGTCCCGCTGCCTTGGCGGCAAATCCGGCAATGCCGCTTTGAAATCCGGCCAAGCTGCGCTGCATCCGGTTCACCGTAGAAGTGAACCCGACATCTTTTGCCGCAAATGTGGATGTTACGTCAGCCATCTTTACCCTTTAACCCGCTCTCAACTTGGCTTGCTGTCGCAGGACGTAGCGGATTTGAATATTCATCATCTTGAGGAACTTGCCACGGGCGATTTGCAGAGCCTTAAAGGCGGCGGAAGGCGTGAGGTTTTGACTCGTCCACGGCACGGCGTTGGTCATTACCACGCGCGGATTGCTGTATTGGCCGTAAGTAGTCGAGGCATCGATGCGGCTTTTCTGCGGGGCGGTCGCTCCTTTGTTCCGCGTGACCCATTGCGGGATGCCGCGTGTTCCGCCGCTGGCAAGTCCGGTGTCGGGGATGCGCTCGGCGCAGACGGCCCACCCCGCCTTTGCCATGCCGACCCGCTTTTTGACTTTGTTGATGTAGGTTTGCAGCGCCCCTTTGCGACCGCCCAAGATCAAGTGCATATTGCCCCGCTGCTTGCGAATCTTCATACGCGAGCCTCCCCGAGCGGCTTGGTGGATGGCCGGATCGGGTTCGCTAACTACACCTTGCCAGTTGAAGTCTTTGGCTAGTTTCTTTAGGGCGCGGGTGTTGTTGCTGGCTATATACCCCTGCACGCGAGTCTTAAACTTTTCGCCCGCCTTTGATGCGTTGAAGCTCTTGCCTTCGCGAGTGCTTGACCTTGTGGCGCGTGCCGAAAATGACTTTTCGGCGATTTCGCTAATTCCGGCAGCAAACCCCTCGCTTTGCGGCGTATAAAAAACCTTGCTGATGTCCACCTCAACCGCCTTTTCGCCCAATAGCTGCGCGTCCTTGCCCTTGCCGAAAGGTTGCGTGGTATTGGCAAGCTCAACACAGGCAAGGCGAGCGTGACGGCGCAACTCGCGGTTCACATCCTTGCCAACAATGCGCGCATATTCCGCCATGCGGTTGCGGAGGTCGGATGTATCAACGTGCGCTGTAATCTTCACGGGTCTTGGCAAGTGTCTCTTGCACTTGGGAAAAGATGTCCACCCCCCGCTCTTCTTCGCCCTTCATCGGCACGGACCATTGCATCGTGCGTCCCTCGCGCAGATCGTGCAGCAGCATGATTTGCAGGCCGAAAGCGACAGGCAGGCGGCGGTGAATGAAGTCGTAAGACCAGCCCGTGTGACGCGCTATGATTGCGACATAGACCGCCTGCCAACACGGGCTGGCTTTTTTCCCGGCGTGGCGGGTTGAGCGTGCTTCGACGCGGCAGATTCGTTTTGCGCGGCAAAGTATTCGCGCACCATTTCTTCGATGATCGGCAACGCCTCATTAAGCATTTTCGGATCATTGAGAGGACCGCGCAGAAAGTCGCGCACGCGGGCCTTGAAGGCACCGCTGTCCCAGATGACCTCGGCCACTTCGTCCATGTCGCCCGCGTGAATATAAACAAACTCAGCGGTGGACCATACGGGATTGGCGTTGGTTGCTTGCGGCCCGCCCATCATGCCGCTCATGAAGAAGTTCTTCGTGTGCCAGAGGTAAGTCAGCGTCTCGCTGGTCATCGGGCGGATGGTCAACTCGCCCAGCTTGCGCCCTGCCGGGGCCGTGGAGCGCATGAGCGCGGCTTCGCGTGTGATGATTTCTTCGTCGGTAAGGATGTCGTCGTTCATAGTTGTCTTTGGATTTGTCGGATTTCTTCTTTGGAAGCGTCTTCACGGACAAAGCCCATCATCCCCGCGCCGTGGATAGCGACCATGCGCGGTGTGGCCTTGACGATCATCAAGGCAATGTCGCGCCACGCGGCGTTGATGTAAGCCGTCTTGATCGGATCGGGTTCTTCTTCCAACTCGCGCAGCCAAGTGATGCGGTTTTGCAGGTCGGCGGGCGTGTCGGTGCCGGGGTCTTGCTCCTCGATCTTAAACCATTGCAGGGCGAGCTTGCCGCAGTTGCCGGGTTCAAAAAGAAACGTCACCACTGTGCTGCCATCGCGGCGAACTTGACGCGTGCAGGGCGGGCGCTGAAGGGTTTGGCCCAAAGATAGAAGCGCCGTGGCGAGGCGCGTGGAGGTTGTGACGAATACTTCGCCGCCCTTTTCCGTGTCAGTAGTCATTTGTTATTTTGGACGGCGGGATTGCGCGCCCGCCGTGGCGCGTTAGAGGGAAGCGATTAGCTGATCAGCGGGTATTGGCTGGCATCGACCGAGAAAGCCGCAAAGGCTTCGCTCGTTTGCGAGCGGGTCGTGCTGTTGACCAAGACCGAGCCGCTGGTGATGCCGTTGGCGCTGGTCGTGTTGTTGATCGTGAGCGCCACGCCGGGGGCCGCGAGGCCGAGGCCCGTGGTCAATCCATTGGCAACGCCTTCGATGGTGATTGCCGCCATCGGCTTGTAGTAAGAGACGGCTACGACATCGCCTTGATCGTTGGTCAGTTCGACCTTTTCGCGTGAAGTCGTGCGGGTGAAAGAATTGATGATGATGCCAGTTTCCGCTGTGCAGCCGAAAACAACGGCGGCAGACGAGGAAGAGGTAATGGTGATCGCGGGCATACCTCGCCGCGCCTGTCAACCGTTACACCAGACGCGAAACGTGAACCGAAAAGCGGTAGCTGCGGACGGCGTGACGCTCTTGACGGCTAAACTCCATCGACCCTTGGCGAACCAAGCCGTGCCAAGTGACCGAGGAGCGCGAGCCTTGCAGGACGGCCAGCAGTTGTGGGTCTTCGATTAAGGCCACGCAAGCCGACCAAAGCTGATCAGTAAATTCCTGCGGGGCTTTGTCGCACTGCTCCTCGTCTTGATCCGCGAGGGTTAGCTGACTGACTGTGACTTCGACTTCGTAAACGTCTCCGGTCGGGATCGACTCGCGCAGGCGGGCCGCGCGGATGACGATGGCGGGCAGTTCAAGATCGTCGCCGCTATCGCCGCGCGCCACGGTAACGCCTGCCATGCCGTAGCCGCGCAGAGTAAAGCTAAACGTGTCGGCCACGCATTTCTCGACCGCCTCCTCCAAAGGTTCCGGCGCACGGCGTTTGATCGACTGATAACTTAGCGGGACGGACTCTGGCATGAGAATATGAGTTCTTGCCCATCTTGGGCGCGTTCAATGCTGATAACGCGGTAGGTCTTAGTGACGCCCGCCGACAGGACTGTCAGCTTGCTCCCGACCTTGACCGCGCGGGTGTCGGTCGTGGACTTAACGTGCAGGCCGATGTCACGGGAGGGCATAAAGCCCCCTTCGGCAATGTCGCTGCCGACCGTTCCCTGCGTGACCGCCGCGCTAAACGTGGACGAACCGAAAGTCACCGTTGCGGGCAAGTCCGCAATGATGCTGTCGAGTTCGGTAGCGAGCCGCGCCGTGTCGAGGGCCATGCTATTCGCCTTCTGTCAATGGCTTCTGAAGGGTGGTCTTGGTGCTGTCGTAGTTATATCGGTGCAGGATTTGCGGGATATGCGCCTCCGTCTCGGCTTCGGCCCAAAGGTGGCGCAGCCAAAGGATGTCTTCATTCCTTCGCACTTGTGGCACGGCATAAGCGCAAGCCAGTTCCCGCCGCCAGACGCACCAGAACCACGGCGGGCGCTTGGTTACTGCTCCGGGGCGGAAGGGTTCGACCTCATGGCCGAGGCGGCAGTTGATGCGACCCGTCTCGCCATCGACGTTGGCCCACTGGTCAAAGGTGATTACGTCCTTGTCGTGCGGGATGTTAGCGAGGACGAGTTCAAAGTAGCCTTCGCAGAGCGCATCATCGTCATCAAGGAAGGTGATATACTTTCCGCCCGCTGCGCGCAGCAGCTTGTTGCGGGCCTCCCCGATGCCACACAAGAGGTTTTCCCGCAGCATTACTATCTCGACGTTGCGACCCTTCACGCGGGCTTCCAGCGACCGAAATAGGGCATTAGCCCCCTGCTCCCGCTCAGTGATAGTCGGGATAAGGACAGACAGGTCGGGTGTCGGTGCGCGCTTCATCGTAGGAAAATCACGTTTTCGGCGTTCATCGCGCCGACCCGGAAGGAGGCGGGCATTGCAATCTCTTGCGCGCCGTCATGCTCCAGAACCACGGCTTTGACTCCGAAACGGTCAAAGTCGAATGCGCTGGCGATTTGCGCGCTGGTTCCTTCGGTGTCGATGCTCACAAGGTCAATTTGCGGAGGCAGTAGCCACATGAGTTCGGTCATGCTGATCGTCGCGGCGGTCATGGCAATGTGCTTGCCGCTCACGCGACCCGCCCATTTATCCCGATGCCATGTCTCGGTGGTGCTTATCGCGCCGTCATTCTCCGCATCCTTGGGCATCAGCCATACCGATGCGGGCGGCTGCGCGTTAATCGTCACGGCCCCGGCGACGATGCGGATGCGAGGGTTGTCTTTGTAGGATTCGATCAAATCGACCAGCCCGTAAGGCGACATCTCGACCATGACGCCAGACCAGCCGCGCTCAATCAGCGCGCGAGTGTTGGAGTGGCGGGTCGGATGAAATGCGCCGATCTCCAAAAATGTGCCGTCTGCCTTGTCGCCAAAGTTGTCGAGCAAGACCGCTTCTTCGTTGTTCTGTGAATAGCTCATGGGTGGCGGGCTTGAAAGATTGCCTTTGCTCTTTCGTATTCGGCAGGGTCGTTGCCGCGCTCGTAGGTCGCATCCATCTTCACCTTGTCGTTGAAGAACGGATGATGATGACGGATGACGATTTGCGGGGCTTCGATGATTGCCCCGGCCTTGGTCGCGGTCGCGGTCAGATCGTTGTCGGAATAGACGTTGCGATATTCTCCGTGGAACAGTCCGTGAATGTCGTGCCAGCGGCGGGTGACGATGGCGCAAGTGATTAGCCCGTCCGTGCGATTGCCGTCCGAAACGCGCAGCACTTTGGGCGAAAAGATGTCGCCGCCTAACGCATCAACAATGAGGCGATCCCAGCCAAGCGGCGGCTCAAAGTCATCGGCAATCTGGATCAGCACATCGCCAGAGGCATGATCGGCGGCAGCGTTCCACGCGCCGACCGAGCAACTGCTGTGAGACATTACGCCACGGAACCGCGCCAGCTTTTCGTCCGTCTCTTTATCGTCCTCGTCTATGGCGAAGATATGCTCTACGGCCATCGGGTTTGTGGCGCGGGAAACCCACAGATTCATTGTCTGTATTGCTTGCGACCAGCGGCCACGGGTGGCGTGCAATAGGGAAATGCGGGGCTTGCCGCCGTCCTCCAACATCTTCTCTTCGATCTCCGCAGCTTTGTCTTCGTCGCCATTGGCGCGGTGCGCCCACGCAAGAGTAGCAAAACCTTTCCAGCCGTAGATGTCGGGGCGATGCGTCCATTCAAAAAGCTTCGGCTCCTTGATCGTTAGACAATGATCGGCTGTTTTCACTGCTTCGGCAGTCTGCCCCGCGTCCATCTGAAGCAACGCCAGCAAGTGATACGCCTCGCGCCGGGAGTCGCAGAGCTTGATCGCGCGTTGCAGCAAGTCTTGGCCGTGTTCGTTTTTCTCGGCCATCATGGCGAGGTTCAGTAAGACTTCGTAGCGATAGACGCCATCGAGGTTGTCGAGGCGCAGGGCTTGCAGACCGTATTTGACCGCCTCTTCGCGCTTGCCGAGCAGGAAGAACTCATAGTGCAGATAGAAAGCGATGTGCTGCGTCTCTTGGTATCGCCAGAGCAGGATGTTGAGGTTGCGTTCCTGTGATCCGGTTTTGGCGTCGAGCGGTTGGTGAACAATGCGGATGTCCTTGCGGACGCGCACTTGCAGGGTGTCTTTGTCTTTGTCCTCCGTGACCGGGATACACTTTTCGTGAACCCCGTTAAACCATGCCGCCGTGCCACGACGGAATAGGCGCTCGCGCAGGACAGACTTGCAGTGCTGCGGCAACTCATACTCGGCCAGAATCCAATCCTCCTTGGTATCGGCGCAGGCTTGCTTGATCGTCTCGCCCATCCCTTCCGGCAGGGTATCGTCGCAATCCATCCACATGAACCACTCGGCATCGGTCTGCGCGGCCAGCCGGAAGGCTTCGTTACGGGCGGCGGCGAAATCGTCCACGAAAGGCCATGCCGCAGTCGCAGGGCTGTTGTGGTATTGTCCGACAATGCAACCGCGCTGGCGGGCAACGTCGAGCGAGGAATCGGGCTTCTGGCCCCCGATAGCGCGCACGACAATAACAGTGTCGCTGACGGTGAAGGCGCTATCCAGCGCCCGTCCTATGATCTCTTCCTCGTTGCCGCATATAAGGCACACGGCGACCTTCGACTGAATTTGCATCTGCCCCGTGGCAGACTGTCAATCAAACGAAAAACCCCGCCCTTTCGGGCGGGGTCTTAGTGAACACACAGAACAGTCGTTTAGGCGTAGCTGGTGTCGATGCCGATGGCGCAGGAAGTGTCGATCAGCTTCTCAGCCGTGTTGTGGCGAGCGCGGATGACGTTGCTGCGGCGGGCTTCGTCGCGGTAAGTTTCCGTGACCAGCGGGGTCGGGCTGTCTTCGCTCCAGAGGAGGGTGCGGCCCAAACCGCCAGCGGTGAACTCACCAGCGCCGAGCTTGGCGACGACAACCTTGTTGTTGCCCCAGATGAAGGAACCGGAGTAGCTCTGACCTTTCTTCGCGCCGTTACGAGCGCCACGACCGATGAGGACGCGAGACACGTTAAGGGCGGCGGCAACTTCCTCGGCGGAAGCAGGACGAACCTGCGCCACGTTTTTGACGGGGCCGAAAAGGTTGTTGAGAAGTTTGGTGCTGCGGCGGACGCGGTTGAACACCGAGAGAGAAAGGATCACCGTGTCGGCAACCACGTTCTTCTTGGCGAGTTCCGTCATCGCATCGTCAACGTCCTTGGCGATATCGAGGGTGTCGATGCTGCCAGCGGTGTAAGCGGCATTGGCGCTGATGGCGCTGATGCTGGAACCGAAAACGAGGTCGGCAACGCGCTGCTCATGCGAGATGAGCAAGCTGTTGTTGAGAAACGCTGCGCTGGAAACTTCAACGTCGAAGTAACGGCCAAGGTCAGCGGCAGTCTCGTCGGGCAGAAGCTCTTCGAGTTCGTAGCTGGTCGTGGCGTAGGTGTCGCTGGTGAAGCGGCGGGTGACGCGCGAGCGAGCCGCACCGGGATCGGTCTTGAGCGCATCGACGTTGTAGGCTTCGCCGCCGCCGAGTTCAATCTTGAGGTATTCACCGGAGCGAGCGGCAACCGAATAGACCGGAAGCACCTCAAGGCCGATGAACGGGAGGGAGGCGGAATTAGACTGCGCCTCGAAAACCGCTTGCGAGATTTCCGCGCGGGGCAGCGCGTTTGAGTTTGTGTAAGCCATAGTGGTAGGTCGTTAGTTGTTAGAAGCTCTTGACGGGAACCGCGACTTCGATGATGTCGTTGGTCGTGCCAGCATTGATGGCAAAGCCGACAGTCACGCCGCCAGCCGAGGCCACGGTGCCAGCGGCAACCGCGTGAACCGCCGAGCCAGCAGCAACGCCAGCACCGGAAACGGTCGCCAGATAGGTCGGGTGGAAAAGTTTGACGCCCACCACTTGAGCCGCCGAAGCGTCATCTTGGGTGAACCCGATAGCCGCACCGTTGGTGGCGGCGACAACTTCGTTCTCGGTCGTGTGAAGCTTGACGAGGCGGAAGGCGCTGATCGCCGCGTTGGCGACGAAGGAGCGGTTAGTTGAATCAACTTGGGATGCCATAGGAGTTAGTTAGTTAGAGAGTGCGGATGCCGCTGTTACGGGCAGCGAGGAAAAGTTCGGGGTAGCGGGCGATGACAGCCTTCGTGGCGGCGGAACCGGAAAGACCTTCGGCCTTCACGACTTCAAGGGCTTCGGAGAAGTTGGTCGGCTCTTTGACCTCTTCGGTCTTGGCCTCGACAGGAACCGCAACGGCCACGGGCTTTGCGCCAAAATTGGTGACGAGCGATTTGATCTCCGCGAGTTCGGCGGCGAGCTTGGCGCTCATGTCTTCTTTCTCCTCGTCGGCTTCGGGCATTTCGCCGTCTTCCATCTTCGGGGCTTCCTCGTCTTCCGGCTTGTATTCCAGCGCGGCAAACTTCGTGGTGGCCTCGGCCATGAAAGCCTCAAACGCCGACAGCTTGTCGTTGATCGGCGCGAGGGCAGCGGAGAGGGCTTCGGCAAATTGCTTTTCGTCCATGTCCTTTTTCTCGCTGTCAACCTTTGCGCTGAAGAGTCCCGTGGGATTAGCCGCCGGGGCATCGACCAGATCGGCGCTGTAAATCTCCGTGCAGCGCGCAAAGACAATATCGTTGTCGCTCTCTTCGTGCTCGCCCGTGAACGAGATCGAAAGACCGAATGTGTCGGGCATAAGCTCGGCCATCTCCAAGATGCGAGCGGTCGCATCGTGATTCTTGAGCAGGAACAAGTCAGCGCGGAGTTGATCGCCTGTAATCTTAAAGTTCTTGAGCGTTCCGACGATTTGATTGAAACCGGAGAAATGATCCGTTTTGACCTTCAGTCCGCCCGCATAAGTCTCGGCGGCAGCTTTTACTTCAGCCAAAGTTTGTGAGTCCACTTGCATCCCGTGACCGCGTGCTTCGCCCACCGTGATAACGCTAACGCCCGAAATGGTAGCGTTGTCGGCATCAATCGCGCCTTTTAGCACGGCAAAGTCAGTCTTGGTCATGCCCTGCCAAGACCTGTCAAAATCGAGGTCTTTATCAATCGACTCAAGCTCTTTGTTGTTTGCCTTTAGAGCTTTTAGCAACGCCTCTTGTTCTTCGGCGTCTTTTTCCAGAGCTTCTAATAGTTTTTCCTCGTTCATTTTTTATACTTGGCGAGTTTTGCTTTATTCGCGGCAATTCGCTCATTTACCGCTTTAAGTTTTAAGTCTAAATCTTGCCTGCGCGCCGTAGCCGCATCTGCTTTCTGCTGAAGACTCTTGAGGACATTTTGCTCGCGCTGATCAATCTCCTTGATCTTGCCCTTGACTGCTTCGATTTTTTTTTCGATTCGGCTTATATCTCGTCTGCCTTTGGCAAGTTCAGCTTTGACCTCGGCGTCAGTCCCTTCAATGCGGTCGCGCAATCGCTCGCCGCGCGCGCTATTTCCGCCGCCTCCACCTTCATCACTCCCGCCACCGGACGAACCGCCCGATGAGTCGCCACCACCACCGCCCCCTTCACCGCCAGCGCAAGTGTTCCCCGGCTCAAATCCACCGGAGCCAGTGCCGCAGTTAAAGTCGCGCTTCATTATTTTTGCGCGACTGTCAAAAGGTGGAGGCGGGGGGCTTTCACCCCCGTGCCAGACTCCGCAGAGTCGGTCGAAGCAATCGCCCCCGTTAAAGTTTAGCCTTCATCGTCATCGACGGCATCCATCTGTGCCGCGCGGGCCGCAGCCCATGACGCGCCCGCATCGCCGCCCCACAAGGCCCATGCGATACGGCCAGCGGACGGATAACCGTCCTGCCCCGGCTTAAATCCTTCGCCCTGCTTATCGACTTCGTGACGGGCAAAATAGCTATTCATGCGGCGAATCGTGTCCGGTGAAAGATTCGCGCGGTTCATCAAGTCACGCGCACGGGCGACTCCGACTTCCGTTCCTCCGCGTCCGTATTCCTCGCGCCACTCAAGGCCGCGCTTGGCCTCGACCGCGAGGGCGGCGGTTGGCTTAAAATTGATGTGCGCGTATTTTTTGGGGATCGCAAACTGCGATAGCTCCTGCTCCGGTGCGGACGGCACGGGGGCGGTCACCGGGGCGCGGTTGGGATCGGTAGCGATAGACTCTTTGCCTCCGCTAATCTCGGCAGGGCTTACGTCCATTTCTTCCGCAAGCTCGCGGATATACGCCGCCTCCTTGGCGCGCTGTCTCATGCTGGCCTGCCAATCGTGGCCCGCCTCGCCGTAAAGTTCCGCAGCGGTAGCAAGGCCCATGCGCCAGAGTTCGATGTCGGCGCGAGCATCACGCCCCGCGTCAATGCTGACCGATCCCGGCCATTGCCATTGACCGAGTGTGACTTCGGGGCGGTTCGGCAGGAGTCGCTTGGCGGCGGCATCCATCAAGGCAAGGCGCACCACCTTGTTCAAGAATTGCGCCTCCAACTGATAGCGCCAGAAGTCGAACGTGCGCTCGGCTTGGCGAAGGTCTTTGCGCGCTTCCGGGCCTGCGCTGGTGCGGTCGAGGATAACGCGAGCGGAAGCACCAAGGGCGCGACACATCCGGTTCTCCAAGTATTGCACGAAGTTGGCGAAGGCGGCGGCAGGACGGTCGCCGCTCTTGAACATCTCCATGCTCTCGCCCGTGTTCAGATAGTTAATGCGCCCCGGCTCCAGCGCCGTCAGTTTGATCTCATTGCCGAATTGATCTTTCTCCCCGCGCAGCACGGAAGCAAGTTCCTCGTCCGCGCCGTATTCGGTCTTGACCACGCCCGCCTGTGAAGAAGCCCAACGCGCAGCGAGCTTTTCGTATTCGATCAAGTCAGCAACGTCCTGCGCGTCATCGAGCATCGGGGCGAGAACCGAGCGGCCCCGGTATTCGTCGGGGCGGGTGAAGTTGGCAATGTGGCAGAAGTTCTCCGCGTCGATTTCCTCAAAGTTCAGATAACGCCCGGAGCGGTCGCGCTCATACACGCGGTATTTAAGCGGACGCCCGCGCGGGTCGATCTGCACCCCGCCGATATAGGCAGGGTCGTTAAGGTCGAGGTCGATGTCCCGCCCGATCCTGTCGGCGGTCACCGTCTGAAGTTTGAGGTCATCCCCGTCACGGACAAGGATCACACCGCAATCGCCATCGACAAGGACAGCGCGGAAGACGAGTTGCGTAAGGCAAAGGAGCGAATGGCGTCCGGTCAAGTCGCAGTTGGCGAACCACTGATTCAGATACGCCTCAACGTCTTGGTCGAGGGCCGTGTCGCCCGTGCGAGCTTGGTAGGAAAGTGTGCCTGCCGTGTGAATGACGAAGTGGGTCAATATCGCCCTTACCGTGGAAAAGTTATCGTCTAAGTCGCGGGCGCGGTTCATTAACCGAATGCGCTCAGTCGTTCCCCCGATCTGCTCGGCGGGCATATTCTGGCGGGCCTGCGGGCGGGCGCGGGTAATCTTGGCCGCGTCGAAGCGCGAGAAGGCCGTTAGCTTCTGCCGCGCAACCTCCCGGCGCAGGGCTGCGCGGGGGCTGAACAGGGCGATGGTCTGGTCAACAAGGTTCATTATGAGCGGACGCCCGCGAAGGAAGCGTAGGTCGTGCGGCGGCGACTACCGGAAGCGCGGTCGAGGGCGGCAGTGATGTCGCCAAGCGTGTTCCGCATCTCGGTCAGATTGGCGCGGGACAGGCTGCGGCCCCCGATGGAATAGCTGACGCCATTGGTGGCAATCGCTTTGATCGCGGCAACATACTCATCCCGCAACTCGGTAAGAGTCGCCGTTGGTAAGCCGTAAAAATCAGAACGCGCCATGCTTTTGCCAAACTGTCAAAGGCCAAGCAGTCGCAAGACTACCTTGCAAGTCGCCTCGACCGACCAGACAAAGCCCAAGGCGGCGAAGCAGAACAGGAAGATCGGGATTGCCATGCTCCCGCGCGGTTGGTCGTTCACAAGCCAAACTCCGTCTTGAGTTGCATTGCCAGTTTCGCCAAGCGGTCGAACTCGTAGAGAAAATCACGGGCGGCATCGCGGCTCCATTCGGACGGATGATGATACTGCGACTTGAACGAGAGCGTGAAGGGCGGGCGCTCCTTCTCCCCTTCCCCGCCTTCGGCCTTCGGCTCCGGTTCGGGCAGGATGCCTGTGATTCGGTAAGCGTCATTCAGTCCCTTCGGGTTCTCGTTCAAAAGCGAATCCAGATTCGTTTTTGCGAGCTTCATCCATTTTTGCAGAGTGCGGATACCGCGCTCACCAGCGTTAGCCTCAAGCCATTCTTGAAACTCGCCGTGCGGCACGACTTCCTTTGCCTTGAGGCAGACGGCCCCCGCGTTCCATGCGTGACGGATGGCAAGCTCGGCCCCGGCTTGAGCAAGGGCCGCGCAGCGGTCAGCTTCGTCGGCGCAGCGTTTTAGCTCTGCGGCACAAGTGCCTGCATCAATGCAGAGCGCAAGGTCGAGAGACGGTTGTATGAGTTGGAGTTCGGTTGTTTGCATAATTTTTCTTTTCGTATTTGGTGAACCCGCAGGGCGCGGGTCCGATATGATTCGCGGGCGGTGTCACTTTTCATGTGCCGCGCGGTCGGGAGGTCGAGATCGTCTTTGATGCTGACGATGACCTTGGAGACGGCAGCGCGGGTCACGCCGTATTTCTTGGCAATCTCGGTCTGTGACTCCGGTTTGCGATTGATCACGGCGAGATAACATTCCGCCTTCATCGCGGTCTGCCGTGTCTGCGAGTTGGTCAACGCTTGCAGGAGACGAATCGCCGCCTCATCCCCGAAGGTGCGCGAGGCTTGGCCCCCGCCTTCCTGCGCTTCGTAGTCCTTCCAGAACTCCTTGAAGACTTCCAGCGACCACCAATCCAGCAGGGCGCGGAAAGACGCAAGCTGCGCGGGAGCGGCTACGCGACAGCGTGCGTCTAAAAATAAATCTTCCGCAGTATCGTGCGGCAGTTCCGGGCCGCAGGATGCTTCGTTGTAATCAGCGGGGTCAGCGTGTTTTGAGTCGTGGGTTATCACGACTCCGGGCGGCACGTAGGCTCATGGCGCGGAGATTACCACAAACCGGAAATCGGTCAAATGGCCCCCGGTCAGCTATCCACGATAAGATGCTTTTTCGCCCACGCCTTATCGACCCCGCCCTTCTCAACGAGGAGCCGCTTTAGCTCGGCGTTTCGGCGGCGAACCTCCCCGGACTTCTTCCCTGCTTCGGAGTAATGCGCCTTGCTGCGGGCCTTGGCCTTGCCTGTGCCTGCCGCCCCGCCTTTGCGGCCAAGGGCGGCGGCGGCTTTCGATATGTCGGATTGTTTGCTCATACGGCGGTCACGATATACTCGTCCCGGTCGAACTCGACCACGATGATGTTCTGCGGCTTGGCCTCGTCAAGCTCGGCCTTGGGGGCGGCGGGCTTGATGGGGAAGGGAATGATCTTGTCGGGTTTCATGCCGCCTCCGTGTCTAAGTCGATAGGCAACTCAAGTTGCGGATCGGCGGCTTGGACGCGCGCCAGTTGCACGGTGTGCGCGTGGCGGATGATGATCTCGGTCAGCTTGAGCGCGGACGGGAGGTCGTAGTCGTGCTGCTCGTTAAAACGCGCGGCGGCGTTGGCGATTTCGTTGATGTTCATTGTGCCTCCTCGCCCATCGGGTTGTAGTGCCAAGCCTCATCGCGGATCGCCTTGGTCGGCGGGTTGTCCACGATCTCGTTGTGGTGCAGCGCGAGCCACTCGTAGGCGATGCGGGCCTTGAGTTCCTTGTCCTTAAAGCCAAGCTGCCGATACGCGCTGCAAACAATCGCGGCGAGCACGGCCTTGGGTGTGTCATCAAAGACGCGCCCTAAAGCGAGCGAGTCTTGATTCGGTATCTTGATGCCACCGGAGCGGCGGCGTGATGTTGTGTTCATTGTGTGTTCTGTGTTCGGTGTTGATGCGCGGGGGTCGGACCCGCGCTGTGGTTATTTCTTGCGCCGTGCCATGCGGGCCTTGCGCTTCTCCGCGCGTTCCTTGGCGATGCGTCGGCGCACGCCCTCGACGTAAAGCTCGGCTGCGTCGAAGCAGACCTCGCTCTTGCTGCGGCGTCCACATTCGCGGATGCCGATGATGCCGCCCGGATGAAGGGCGATGACAAGCTCGGCGCGCACACCGTAGGCGGCGGGACGAGTGATCGCCCTGCGGGCGATGGGTTTGTTTAGTGCTGTCATTGTGTGTTCTGTGTTCGGTTCGCCGTCTGGCGTCCCATGCCGCCCCCGGCGTGCGGGGGCGGGAGGGAGGTCAGATAGCATCGCGGAGAAACTTGCCACTCCAGTGCATACGGTCTTGAACGCCCCACATTCCGGGGCCAACGCGGACGGGGGTGTAGATATACCAGTGCGTGTGCAAGTCGCAGATGCGCGCATTGCGACCGTATTTGGCTTCGATCTTTTTTACATAACGGCGCGCTTCGTTGTGGCGTTGCAGTTGAATGTTCATGGTTCTGTGTTTGGTTGTTGTGATTGATAGGAAATTAGGCGGTGGTGCAGAGGTCGATGACCGCATCAAAGGCTTCGGCGTTGCGCTTGTTCCTGCGGCCCGTGGCGGATGTGGCCTTGGCGACATACTCGGCTTGGCGGAACGAGAGCGGGCGAAACGCAAGCTGCTCGGCCAGCGACGAGTAGAACGAGTTGCCAAGACCGCGCAGCATATCGACAAGATGGCCGACCGACTCGCGGCGGGTGGCAAGGCGCGCGGCCTCCTCGTCTTGGCGTTTTTGCTCGGCAAGCTGCCAAGCCTCGCGCTCGGCTGCGCGTTTGGCATCACGGGCGGCAAGCTGCTCGGTGGTCATGCGGTAGCGAATCGCCTCGCGGGCCTTGGGAACGCCAACCTTCTCGGCGCACATACAACCGATGAAACGCTCGCCGCCGTCCTCGTCGCGGATCACGACATGATGACGAATGCCCATGCCGCAGTGAGAGCATGAGCCAGCGCCTTCGGGCAACCCTGCCATCGCAGCGGCGTAAGCGGTGGGATTGTGTTCGGCCAATGTCGGAGAGGGGATGGAGAAAAAGCCGACGATGGTCGCGCGTTCAAGTGTGCGTTTCTGATTCATCATGCTTCTAATTAAAGCCAAACGCTTGCCTTTGTAAAGGAGCAAACGCACCTTTTTTCATCTTTTTTTCACCCCCCTAAACCCCTGCAAATGACCGCTTTACGGGGTTGCCTTCTCTTTGGGGCGCTCGGCGGCGGGGGTCAAGACGCGGGCAAGTAAGGCCGCGACCACTTGCATTTTTTCGCAGTCGCGCAAGTGATTGTCTTTGCCCTTCGGCACTACCCATTTGTATGACACTGCTCCGGTGGCGGCATTGCGGACGCGCTTCTTCACCGTGCTTGCCATGTGCTGATGCCAATCGACGGGGAAGTCGCGCGGGAACTCCCATCGCGGCGGATCGGTTCGACGCAACGCGGCAAGGATGTCTTCGCAAGTCGGCGCGCTGAATTTAATCACCGGACAATTCCTGCGCGGCAACGTGCCAGCGTCCCAACGTCCACCGCCCGCAGGATCGCCGCGCTCTGGCTTGGCATAGGCGCGCTGCACACGCTTGCCGCCGTCGATCCATGTGAAGCTCTCGTTGTCCGATCCGCGCAGGGAAACCCATCCGAAGCGGCAGCACATGAAATAAACCTCGCGGGTGGCGAAGGCGCTATCGACAAACACGCACGGCTGGCGGATTTCATTCTCGGCGCGGATGCGCTCCAGATCATCCCATGTCTCGACGCGCCCCGCCCATCGCCCCCGGCTGCGCCCGTCTTTTGACCAATCACGGATAACAACCCAAAAGTGCCGACCACCCGCGTCTTGAACGTCAATGGTCATGGCGCTGAAATCGGCCTCGTCCCATCGGTCGCCCATCAAGTAGTCGCTCGCCGTGCGCGGTGTCTCTTGCTCTTTCTCGGCGTCATCTTCCCACGGCTCGGCAAGGACGCTGTTCACGTAGTCCTGCAAGCCCATGAGCGATTGCTTGTCCTGCAAGAACTTGACGGCAAGGTTGCCGAAGGTGCGGCGGGGCGAATAAAAGCCGTTCAAGTGGTAGCCGACATTCCCCGGCATGGCCGCGTCATTGGTCGCAACCCATCGCCCCTCGCGCAGCATCACGGTCTTGGCCCCGTCTCGGATCACGCCCGCACACTTCGGACATTCCATGCGTGCGCTATTGCGGACGGCTTTCAAGTCCCACGATCCATCCTCCTGCCGCGCGGACTGATCCCACTTGAGCATGGACTGCTCGAAAGTGATTAGCTCGCGGCAGTGCGGGCAGGGCATGAAGTAGCGGCGTTGGTCGCTCTCAAGGTAGCTCTGCCACGCGGCTTCATCGGGCGTCACCGGAGTCGTGGTGATGACGATCAAGTGCATCGGATAGCTCGTCGTGCGTTGAATCGCCAACTGCACGCTCGACGCTTCGCCGCGCGCCTTGGCGGGATATTTTCCAGCTTCGTCCATGACCAAAAGTCCCACACTGCGTGACGCCAGGTTGCCCGGACTGTTGCTGCCCGCGAACCAAAGCGGCATGGAGTTGAAGTGCATCTCCATGTTTTTGAATTTGTCGGGGTCGCTCGGCTTGTGCTTGGCGAGGACGGCGTTGGCCTCGACGAGTCGTTGCCATCTCGATTCGCTAAAGCTCTGCGCGTTGCGGCTGTTGTCCATGACCCACAAAGTCGGCGCGGGCGATCGGTCGAGGCGGTAGGCAATGCCAAGCATAATGGCCGTCGATTTGTTGGACTGCGCGGCCCATATCAGCGTCATCTTGCGGACGCCGCTCTTGGGATGGAACGCATCCATCGGCTCGTTCATGTAGGGGAACATGGCCGTGCGAAACGGCCCCGGCGCGCTCGTCATGCCGCGCGGCAGTTCGATGTGAGCCTCGGCCCACTGCGTCACGGTCTGGTCTTGGTGCGGCTTATGGGTTGCACACGCCGCTTCCCAAATCCAGCGGCGGTCAGACTTGATCCACGGCAAGGACATCGGGCGGCTGGCTCATGGTGACCATGTATTTGTTGTTCGACCAATCGGTCATGACGTTGGCCGACAACTGCGGATCGGACGGGTTGCACTGTGCCGCCAACTCCTGCGGCATGGACTCGACCAAGGCCCGCGCCTTGCCCAAAAATTCGTTGAAGACGGCCAGCACATCGTCGCGCCGAATCAAGTTGCCCGCCTCAATCTCCGTCTCGGCCATGTCGCGCTTGGCGATGCGGACGGTATCGCGGGCCTCTTTGAGCGCGCGGTTGGCGGCGGCAAGCTCGGCGGTCGAAGCGGATTGCTCGGCGGCTTCCATGCAGCGGATCACGATGGCTTGCAGGCGCTCCAGTTCCTGCGGCCCGCCCTCTGGATCGTAGGTCGGCAGCTTGGTATGGACTACTCCGCTCGGTTTTTCGGGCTTGCCCCCGGCAGGACGGCGGGTTGTGGCGCTGTCGATGCGGGCGCGGCGGTTGGCTCGTCGCCACGCTTGCGCGGCTTCGGGAGAATCGGAGGGCATCCCGGCGCGGATGTCTTTGGCAACAGTAACGTGGGAGCGGCCAAGTGCCGCCGCAAGCTCTCTTGTGGTCATGCCAGTGGTAACTTTGTCAAAAGTTACCGACTCACTAAAAAGTTACCGGAGTCGCGTGCAACCCCACGAAGTTTAAGGCAAGAATTTGTTTGATTGATCGTTGACCATCAAAGACTTGCGACCAAACGTCCGTTTGATTTTTATGTCGATCGCTCACGCCGCCACGCCCTCCATTTGCTCTCGCTGCCTCCTGCGTCTGGCGTCCTCCCTTGCCACTGCTTCAAGTAGTGCGTGGCTTGCCATGCCTTTGAGCGCCTTGACGATCTTGGAGTATTGCCTGCAACCCCTGCCAATGTTGCGGCCAAGATACTTGTGGCCCGTCTGTCGATACGCCTCCCTCATCGCTTGGCCCCCTCCCGCAGCCGTATCGTCACCCCTTCGGACAACTCAACAGCCCGCGCCTTGAATAACTCTGCCGCCCATGCCACATCCTGCCCGACTGCGCTTATCAGCCATTCTGCCGGGGGTATATCAGCCTCAAGTATGGGTTGGCCCGACCGGAGGTCGGCCAACCTTGATCGGCGCTTTTTCATGGGCTTTTTGAGAGTCCATTGTTAGCGGCCAACAGTCTTAAGACGGACAGGACTTTTATGTCCGTCCTTAAGACTGATTGGACTTCATACATCACTATTTTCCTTAATGATGATGAATGAAGTGAAGTGGGCTTAGAACGGGTCATTGTTAATCCGAAAAACGGCCTCCTTGGTTGCGTTATTAACCTTCTCAATGCCCATGCGCTTAAGCGTGTTGGCATGGCGGTTGATCGACTGCTTCCACGCGCCATCGCTATACTCGTCCTTAGTGATGGCCTTGGCCCGCGTGATGAGTTCGCTGCTTGGCACGGGGCGTCCCGCTTCTTGCAGCACTTGCAAGATGGCATCGGCACGCGGCCCGAATGTGTCCACGCTCTTGCCGGGTTGCCGCAGCTTGTCGGGGTCGAGGTCGATCCTTGGACACAGCACGGGTGCCTCCCACTGCATGACGGTCGGCGGCAAAGGCGGGAACTCCCGCAAGATGGAATCCAGCGTGAAGCAATCCTCCTGCTCATGCGGGGTGAAGGTGAGGATGGCATCCGGGTCGCGGGCAATGACCCCGCTGCCGCTGATACGGTCAATGGCGTCCTTGCCGCTCTGGTTGCCCTTGCTAAAGTGGGCGGCAAAGGCGATGGCCGCATTGCACTCGTCGGCAAACTGCTCCAACTCCAGCATCAAGGTCGCCATCTCCCCCGCCGAGTTCTCGTCGCGGCCTCCCAACGTCTTGTAGAGCGGGTCAAGGATAATGAGGGCGAACTTGGGTGCGGCAGGGTCTTTAAGCCTCATGCGGGCCGTCTCCAGCATCGTGGGGAGGTCGTAGCACTTGCCGCGCAAGTTCCATGTCTTGAGGGCGGCACTGATCTCCGGTTTCAGCCCCATGCCCTTGCAGTAGCCGCGCTTCTCCGCGATCCACCGCACCCGCTTGCCCGCCGTGTGCTTGCGTAGCTCCAGATTGACGTAGAGCACTGGCCCTTGACGGCACTGAAAGTGACCGAGCCACTTGCCCCCCGCCGCCACGGCGAGTGCCAAGTCGATCAGTGTCCAAGTCTTGCCCATCTTGGAAGACCCTCCCACCACCAGCTTCGACCCCCGGCGCAGCATGGCCCCGTCCTCGCTGCCATCGGGGCCAGCGATCAAGATTTCTGGCGACTCGGCCTCGTAGGCAATCAATTCATTGCCGTCCACCCAATCGGGCAGGGCATCGTCGCCCATATCGTCGGGCGCGGGCAGGCGCGTCACATTGGTTGGGGCGGCATCGCCCTCGTCCATGTGGGCAGTTTCGTGAAAGGCGGCTTCGCCTATGGGTTGGGCTTTGGCTAAGTTACGCATCGAAAAAGTAAACTTGTTGGGTTGTTCCATCCTCCCGCCGCCCGTTGGGCAGGCGCACAAACTGCGAGCGCAGCCATGTCTTCGGGTCAGCACCGAGGCGCACGGCGTGTTCCATGAATTGCCGATCCGACTGCTCGTCCCGCGCCCGATACCAGCCGTGCAGGGACTTGCTGCCGCTGAACACCACCATGCGGAGGTCGCGCAGTTCACTCAGCCAGATGTGACGGGCCGCTTGCTCGTCCAAGGTCGCCCCGTCATCGAACTCCACGACGATGTTTTGCCGTGGCCCCGTGTTGTCGAGGGTGTGAGCCGACATCTCGCCGTCCGACTTACGCTTGCCCATCGGAGCCGACATCGCGTTCGGCACAACGAACTCGTAAGACGCAAGCCGCCACTCCAAAAACGTCGAGAGCAAGTCCGTCTCAAACTTGTGGACGCCCGTGCCGACACAGATCAGCGGGTCATTGCCGAGCAAATGCTGCAAAAACCACCGTGGCGGTGTCTTCTCGGCATCGGCAGGCGCAAGGGCCGACACTTCCCGCAACTGCGCCAGCGTCCAATTCCGGCGCTGCGAGAGGCGGCGGCACTCGCCCTGCAAAGTGCGGTTCGGGATCGGCCAAGGCCGCGCGCGCTGCGTCCCGGTGGACGGCGTGACCTCGAAAGCGTCTTGTATGGCCCCAAGGATTTCCCGATCCGGGGTAAAGCGCGCCGTGTCCTCCCGCACCGCGTCACACATCTTGCGGATGATGTGATAAGCGCGGGCGTGGCCGATGCCGTCATCTCGCAACAAGCACGCCCACGAATAAATCTGCGAGTGCATAGACGATGCCACCCGCTTGCGGCGGTTCATGTTGCGGCACCATGAGAGGAATTTGCTGTCGGCCTTCACTCGCCCCCCTTCCACCGCAGCACCGCCTTCCAAGCCTCGGCCAGCGCGTTGTATTTATCCTGCGAATTATCGCCCATGTGCTGCGTGGCCGTGATGCGCTTGACCAACTCGCGGGCCTCGTTGCGTTCTTTAACCAAGCGCAGCAAGGGGCTCTTAAGGGTTGGTGCGGGGGCGGTCATGCGGCCTCCTCTCCGACAGCGCGGCCATGCACACGCGAATGGCATGGCTCACATAGCGCGACCAGTTCAAACATGAACGGGTCAAACGCATTTTTGTAAGTGCAATGATGAACGTGCCAAGCGGCATTTTCACCACACCCTTCGCAAATGCGATTGGCCCGTTTCAGAACCTTGTATTTGATGGCCGACCACTCGGCGCTGTTAATGTAGCGATTATATTCCTCCCACCACAGTCTGTCTTGTTCTGCTCTGGCTTGATCGCGCTTGTCGGCCTCGGCCTGCCATTCCCTGCGCCAGCGTTCCTGCCATTTTTCGGCAATGGACTCATCCCACAATCCAGAAAGCCAAAATCCAGAAAGCTCTGTCGCTTCCTGTTTCTTGTGAGAGCGCATCTGCCGCCCACACTCCCGGCACTGATCGACAAATGTCACAGCGCCATTGCGAAGAGTTCTTTTCACAATGCCGCGAGAGACACATTCGTGATTACTCACGCCGCACCCCCTTCCGGCGGCAACGGCAACGGCATCCAATGGCTCGGCTCAATGCCTTCTTCGCCCTCCAACTGCATAACCACTTCCCATGCCTCGCCCGTCCAGAACGCATCATCATGGCACTCGGCCCACTGCGGCCCCGCGCCTTGCGTGGTGCGGACGGCGAAGTGAATGTAATCGTCCTTCGTCGGCCTCGGATTGATGGACTTCATGTAAATCCACACGGGTTGACCCACGGGCGGCAAATCGTCGTTGATAGAAATCCACTGACTCACGCCGCTCTCCTTTCCCGATGCTCCTCCGGTCGCGGGTCGTAGCCCTTGCGGAATCTCCAGATGGCACACATCTGGCAGAAGGCGTGATACGCCTCGACCAGCCGCGCCTTGTCGTGCTTAACCACTTCCATTCGCCCCGGTTCGGTGGACGAGATGAAGAGGTTGGCCGCGAGAACGCGGTCGAGGTAGTCCGGCCCGTAATGCACGGCAGCGTAAGCGGCCAACTGCAAAACGTGCTCGTCGTAGGCCTCGATCTTGTCATCCGGCTTCGTCTTTTTGGTCTTGAAGTCCAAGATGCCCATGTTCGGCGCATCGTGTTCGCCCCACGTGAAGAGCGCATCGACCCGCCCCGCGTAGCCGTGGATCGGGTTGACCAAGACGATCTCGCTATGCGTGACGCGGATGCCGACCTCGCGCATCCATGCGACCACGGGCTTGATGTAAGGCACGATCTCCTCGCTCGGCTGTTCGGCGCTGCCCCGGATGATGTTCTCAATGGCCCCGTGGATGCGGCTGCCGAGGTCGGCGGCTTCGCTCACTTGGGTCATGGCAAACTCAATGGCGCGGTCGGCAAACCGATCCAGCGGTTCCTCGCCCTGCGGCGGCGGCACGTTGAGCGCGGCCTTGGCCGATTCCCTCATTTTCCATTTGGTTAGTTGCGGCTTGTCGAGCAGGCCGATGATGTTGGTCACTGAAGGCAGCAACCCCATTTTGCGCGCGTCACGAAGGGTCGTGGAGCGCGTGCCTTCGCCGTCCTTGGTGGGCAGCGTGTGGACGGGCTTGCCGTCCAATGAATACCAGTGCGAGCCGTTGGTTGACGGCTTTGTTAGTATAGCCATTGCAATACGTGTTCTGTGTTGCGGGGCGGGGCGCTGGAGTCTTCCCGTCGAAAGTTGGACTCCGCTGCGCTCCCGCCCCTATTTGATTAGAACGGCTCTCCCGCTGTCTTCTTCGGGCCGAGCACGGCGAACTCGTCTTCATCATTGCCGCCGCCATCGCCGCCGACATTGGCGAACGCATTGACGGGCGGCACCTTGTCCTCGTAACCATCCAGCACCGGAGCGATGCCGCCGATGTTCTGGTAGGTCTTGCCGTTGCGCGCCTCCTCCGAGACAACCGTGATTTGCGCGCCCTTGCCGCGCAGATCGGTCGTGTCCATTCCGGGCTTGGGCTGTTCGCCCGTCCACGACTTGACGAACTTGACCAAGTTGGACTTGGGCGAGCCGCTGATCTTGAACTCCCGTGTGGCGATCTTGTGCAGCGCGCCGGACTTCGCCTTGACCCCGAAGACGAAGCGGGTCACATCGACCTTCTCCATTTCCTCGGACTCGTATTTCTTGCGATCAACCCCGTAAAGGTCGATCACTTCGACGCAAACCGCGAGATACGTGCCAACCGGGGGCGGCGGGCCGAAGTCGGTGCTTGCGTTGGTTTGTGGTATTGTAGCCATCTGTTTTGGTTTCCTTAATTGCCGCTTGTTTTTTCAACGGCAGGCGCGGCCTGCTGTCCGTTGTCCGCATCAGCCAGACGCCGCTCGGCGTCATGCAGCCTCCACAAAATCTGTAAAAAGTCTTCGCCAGCCAACGTAACCAACCACGGCTTCGCGCTTGTTTTGTGTGCAACGGCAGGAATGCTCGCCATGGGGCAAGCCGCTGCTGCCTGCTCATACGCCTGCCGCACGTTCAGCTTCTCGACAAACTTGACCTCCCACCACAGGCCGGAATTGTCTTCGACATCTGCGCCACCACTGCCCAAGTGCGCCTGCTTAAATCCGGCGCGCTGCGCCTCAAAGCCGTGCGCCCGCAGCATATCGCGCCACAGCAACTCGCCCCGCTTGCCTTTCTGTCTTTGGGCGCGGCTCATTTGTCCCGCCTCCACTTCTTCAAAAAGTCCTTTCGCATTTCCTCGGTGGTCATGCCAGCGCGAGCCGCAAAACGCGCCTCGTCACGATCACGCTCAAGCCGCTCAATCTCGTCGCACGCAGCATCAATCATCTCGCCCACCACGCGCGGCGAAGGCTGCTCAAGGCTTTCGTCGCCACGCCGCCAGCGGTTGAAGGTGCGAAGAAAATTCACGGCTTGGTTGCTCATAGCTTGGCCCTCAAAATGTTTTGCTCCTCCCGCAACAGCGCCACCTCGGCGCGAAGCTCTTGGTTCTCCTGCTCAAAGCGAATGATGGACGCGGCCATCGAATCTGCCATGCCGCACGCAGTGCAAACTCCAGCCTCCCGCATCTGCTCGTATAGGCCATCCGACCAAGAAGGCCCGAAGCCGATCTCGCCAACCGTAAATTGTGCCGGGGCGGCTTGCGGCCCCCCAAAGGCCACCGCCCCGGCGTTGCCACCCGTTTCCCCATTGTGAACGGTCGGCAAATTCATAGTTCCAGCGCCTCCTTCTCGGTGAGTCGTGCGCGTTGCAGGCCAAGGGCATCGTCCAAGGCCACCGTCAAGCGGCTGATCTGCTCCCGCTGCGTGGCAATGGTATTGTCGCGCTCCTCGACCTTGACCTCCGCAGCGCGCAACGCGGCAACAAGGTTGTCGATCTGCTCCTCCAACGCCCCGACCCGCGCCATTGCTTGATGGTAGTAGTCTTCGAGTTCCATTTCGTGACTCACAGGTTCCTCCCGCAGTTGTGCTTGAGGGTCATCTTCCAGACATCGGTCATCGGAAGGTTCATGCCGATCAAGTCGGCCCACAGTTGCCCCTGCGTGGGGTCGAGGAAAAATTCCTTGAGCGCGCAATGATCGTGCGGCCCGTTCATGTGGGCCACCTTCACGCAGATCGACTCCACGATGCGGCCAATCGAATCAATACGCATCCGGCGCGGCCACGGCATACAGCGTGCGGTGGGCGTGATCAGCCCCCAGCGGCAGAGAGTGGCAAGGTCATCGATGGCCTGCTCCATCATGGCCCATGCCATTTCCTCTTCGGGGCTGCGTTCGGGTGACTTGTCGCCCCCGGAAGCGGGCCGCATCCGGCCATTGTGCGAGGTCGGGGCCACGGCAATCGTGTTGATGTCGCAGATCATCGCAGTTGTTTGGCAATGAGTTCCACGAAGAGCACCAAGCCGACCGCCAAAGCGGTCAACAACAGCATTGCGGCAATCGCGCTTTCCGGGGGGTCGTGTCTCATCGCGCAATCCTCCGACGAAGGTTCGCAAGCGCCTTGAAAACGCGCGCGCGCAATGTGGGCGGCTTTCCATCGCATACCCTGTCCATTAGGCATCCGAGCAACAGCGGCGGGATACGGCCCAGCTTTTTGTTATAGTCCTGCAGGATGTTGTTCTGTCTCGCCAAATCAAGGGAGCATCGTTGCTCCTTTCGCAAGTCCTCCCGCAGTTCCATTAGCTCCTCGGCTTGGCTGAAACCCATGAGGGCTGGTCTTAGCCGCGCATTTTCTTTCAACGCATCGTTGAGCTTCCGTTCCACCTTCCGCGCATCCTCA